TCTGCGTTCTGGTCGATCCTCGTTGTACATTGCTTGTCCAGTATAGGGCAACTCGATACGTGGGGGATTTGTCTGACTGAATTCTTTTCTACTACCAATTGCAGCAATTGCATGATAGTGGAATCCACGTATCAGATCCTCAATATCGCCAAGTTCTGCTATATCGAAAACTTGAGCAACGAGTATGTTGCTCGCCGCCGAAACTGTAGTTTTCAGATTTGATGTGACACCCTGTAATAAATGTGCTTGGTAGATGGCAGGCATTCCGGACTCAACCATAGCAGTTTCTATAGTACTCAAAACAATATAGTCTAATTCAGTCTTGAGTCTTGTAGCCGCAATACCACACGACTCTGCTACAAGCCACTCATATGTTTGTACGGAATTGTAGAATGCACGGTTCGGGTCAAACTCGATTTCTAGCACACTACATCACCACCTATTCGGTTTCCTGCCCAAACCCAAGTATTGTGTGCATATCACGAGCAAGATCATTATATCCGTCAAGAATTGCTTTCTTTATAGGTCTAGGAACCTCTCCATTGAATATCTTTTCAACAGCATCAAGAGTGAGTCTGCAATGCATTCTCTTTCGTGCCTCAATCCCTTGCGCTATCTCAAGTAGCGCGATTCCATTAACCTTATTGTGGATAAATTGCTTGTTGCAATGCGGGCAAACAACTTGGTTTGGTGTAAAATCTATTCCCATGCCTTTATCCTTTCATTACGCTTCGGGTTTTGTGCCTACTGACTTGCAGACGATCCTTAGCCTGTTTACTGTTGGCGCTCCCACCGGATCAATTGCAGTGATAGTTACAAACTTCTCATCTACCTTCACTTTGCCCTCATTTGCATTCATGCATCTTTGTGCAAGATCGTGATATGATGGATCGACTTTCAATGTGCAATCGCCAACATAGTATTTACCACCGGGAGTAGCTGTGATACGCTCATCACCAGACCAGTGTATTCGGGCTAGAACCTCTGTCTCTTCCAAAACTGTCTGGAATCCTGTATAGGTCAGTGGATTATAAAATCCACTAGCCACAAAGTCAGTATCTTGACCTGCTACGGGCGTATAGAACGTAACGTATCTTCCGATTTCTGTTCGGACATTATCAATTCGTGACTTTATGAATTCCGGATCAATAGGCATTTACTTCTTATCTCCTACGCGATTCATCAAGCGCTCAAAACGCTCCTTGCTAACTTCGTAGTTATAATTTGTGATCAATGTTTCCTTAGCCTCGCTTGTCAAAGCATCAGCCGCCATTGGATTATCCAGAATCCACTGGCTTGTATCCACGGCCTTCTGCAATTCAAACGGAGTTACGGACCACTGGGGGAACAATTCGTTCTGTAGTTCAAGGCGGTTGGAACCAACCACCGGAACATTAAAGAATGCTGCTTCGCCTTGTAATCTGCCGGGAGTGTTCCTGTCAGTCAAGTTGATAACAAGTTTGCACTGCGACAAAATTTCATAAAATTCACCCATGCCATTACGCTGGTGTATGAATATGTTATCAACTCTACCAGCCCAGTATGAACAATAAGGCAATAACTGATCTGGAATCGACAGGAACACCCCGACAAGATTGGGGTTATTCAGTTGTAACATTCTAAAGACGAGAAGGTTTGATACGAAATTTCTATCATTGTCCGCTGCACCAACACCTAAACCAATATATTGCTTCTCGTTATCACGGAAGCTCCCGTACAATTTCTCATAAGATTCAACCGGGAATGGTAGGCCAACACGCTCAACTGGAATATGTGGCAAGGCAGTCTGATAAAACTGTCGCTCTTCTTCTGTAAGAGCCATCAAGCCATCCAAGTATTGTAAATCAGACAGATAGGCGTATTGTCTTACGGCATCTAGACGTGATATATGGGTAGAGAGTGGATGGTCGCTTAGTCCAATCTGGACTACATGTGGATATTGATCTCTTATCGTCTTTGTCCATCCAATAGCATCTAGCCAAAGAGTTCGTATCAGGGTTTCATAGAGACTCGCTTCTTCAATGCGCTGGAGATACGGTATTTTAAGTATATCCATCCAGACCCCATTGTCGTACTGCCCATTGTTCGGCTTGTCCCCAAAGTATATTGCTAACTTATCCATAACCTTCTCCCTTAAACTGTTCCGAGTTTTAATTTTCTTCCCCACTTCTCCATGAAGTAGCCGTGGGTATTGTTATCGATCCCTAATTTTCCATTGGTTTGTGACACAAGATGAATATATTCGGCAGTGGGGCTACTAACAACCTTGTATCCTGCCTCTCTTGCTCGGAAGCAAAGATCGACTTCTTCCCGATACCCCATCCCATAATTCTCATCAAAGTAGCCTATCGCGTCTAGGACTTCCCTTTTGATGAACATACAACTGCCTTCAACAGCCTTTTGTGTCTCCACGTTCTGGACTTCCTCTGATCGTTGTCCATAATGCTTGTGCGCTGAATTACCATCTGGCCCAATATAGATTCCGTAGTTTATAACCGTGTCCCCATTAGGGGCTAATGCCTTTCCTCCAACGATTCCAATTTTAGGATCGCTATAAGCCAATCGCTCCATTTCTTCCACGATATCTGACATAACAATTGTGTCATCGTTGAGAAGGATTATATCTGTATTGACCATTGACATGAGTTTATTCGACGCACGAAGCCAACCAATATCATTCTTGTATACTAGAAACTGTGCATTTTTCACATTCTGTAAGATACTATTTACGCAATTTGATACCAATTTACCACCAAAGTATGTTGGTATCAGAATTGTTACATTTCCCATTCCTTCTCCTTTTTACTTAAACAGCACCAAGTACTCCTGCCTCAACCAATCTAGCATATGATTCTGGATTCAGACCATTGCTAAAGCCGCGTAACGGCGAAGAAATCGCCTTGGCAAGTGATGGTCTTGAGGGAAGCATTTTATCCAATTCCGCAATATCTGCCAAAATAGGATTTGCCCGTCCTTGTTGTGGATCATACGCAAAATCTCCATCACGGAATCCAGCCAGTTCAACATTACCCATCTTGTAGATGATAGATGCCATAAGAATTATCGGGCGCTTATCACGTACAGCAATATCCGGGGATACTGAAAATGTGCTAGGCGCTACTGTTGCAATGATATAATCCCGTGTCCAACGCCAATTCAATGCCTCAATGGCATCTGCTAGATAGGCTGCAAGAGTGGAGTCCGTGTCTTGAGTTCTGATCCATTGCTTTAGGTGCCGCTTGAACGCGGGGACCAATTCAAGTAGATTCACTTATTTCACTCCTTCAAATATTAGGACACCCCTCGCATCACAGCCGGTGTTATGAAGTCATCATCTTCCTGGATTTCAGCCAACCTAGCCTCAATCGCAGCCACTGTCTTGCGTGGACGATCATTCTCTTTTGCTAGTTCTAGCATCTTGGTAATAATCGGCACTGATGAGATTCGCTCTAGTGTCTTCTTTAATGTCAAGAAATTACCCTTGACTAATGCAAGTGCCTGCTCATCCGAGATCGCATTATCGGTTTCCCAATCCAAGGTAGGCTCTCCGGTTTCTATAATCAAACCAGCCATTAGGGAATCCTTGTTTGTAATCTTAAATTCTCGTAGTTGTTCTACGGGCACCGCTACCCAAGGGTGATTATTTGTAAGCGTAAACCCGATAGCGTCAGTACGGAACATGCGTCCACCGACTACGTAGGGTACATTCTTCTTGTAGTATACAAATTCAGCCATGACTTTACCTTTCCCTCTGTAAACAAAAATGGATGGCGAGAGCCTAGGGCAACGCCCCAAGCTCTCGCATCATTAATACTCGCTTAAGCCTAGCGCTGGGCTAGATATTAAGGAGTTGTTGCTGTTACGCCAATCTTTACAAGACCACGCGCGTTCCAGATCATCATGCCAAACTGTAGCCAAGTCTCAAAATTCCAGTAAGGTGGAGTTGGTTCATTGTCTACGAATTCCTTTGTCTGCGGGCCACCGTAAGTTACAAACTCACCAATATTATCGCCAACAACAAGAATGAAGTCGTTTGGAAGAAGTGGACGTGGCGGATACTCAGTCTCGTCAAAGATTTGCTTTAGACGAATAATGTTTGAAACGCCACGATAAGTTTCTACACCCTTTGGTCCTGTTCCGAATGGGGATACATTCTGGAAAGTACCGGCTGGCTGACCATTCTGTGTAACATAATCGTTGTTTCCACCGATCAACTGATACTGGCCGAATGTAGATAGAGGTGCAAGAGCAGCCTCTGTGCCAATAATTGCCTTTACACTGCCCGACCAGAAATTAACATGGTCGATAGCATTGTCAAGAGCAGTAGAGGTAAGTGGGCCTCCTGCATTAATAAACTGCGAATAAGTTGCACCCGGAATAGTCAATGCGGAAGCATTTCCTGCTGTCCAGATGTTAGCAAGTGCATTCCATGTACGTAGAAGTACACGCTCCTGCAATGCTGCACGCACATCTGCACGTACTCTTTCCGGTGTAAACTGTGGGCCACCATGCTGCAACTCAAGAGTATTGTAAGCAGCCTTTGCTGCTAGAATATCTAGTGAGTAGCTTACAGCCTTGTCACGTACTGTGATCTGCTCACCTAGGGTGATCTGACCGGGTACGATCTGCTGGACATGGTACTTACCCTTGAAACGCTTTACAAGAAGTTCTCCAAACTGCATTTCACGAGTGCCCATGAAAGCGCTAGCGATATCGAGTGTAAGATATACGGGGTCAACGTATTCTACAATCATTTCCGCAAGAGCCTTCTTGTCCTCAGCAGCCGCCTCTGCAAAAGCCTTTCTGTGATTGTCCGTTAAATTAGGGTCCTTAATTAGTGTCATTTACCTATTTCCCTCCTTTACATCAAGATTTATGCAATTGCGGCTACGCCACGAAGCTTAACTGTAATAGTATTCTGACCAAAGATATCCTTGCCTACAACATGTCCTACGGCCTTGTTTCCAGCAGCGGCACCTGAAACGGTAACCTTGCCTTCACTACCGGCTACGTAGTCTGCGTATACAAGAGAGCCGTAATTGTAGTCAGAAGATACGCCAGTGTAATTTCCTGAACCGTAAGTTACTGTTCCACCGTCCCATGCGAGAGCAGCAGAGCCAGAAGGTACTGGTAGGTTATAGAACAACTTGGGAATATCGTACTGCAATACAGCAGCAGGCCAAGATGAGTTGTACAGTGTGTCAGGGTCCATCGCAAAAGCGCTCTCCTGCTGACCAAGAGAGCCGTCATTTATCGAATAGATTTGCTGACCGTTAAGTCCAACACCATCAAAATAAGGGCCGGGATTAAGCGGCTTGAACCAATCTACGGGGAAGACTGCCTTCTGTGCCTCTGTAAGAGTACGCGGAAGGGTCATTCGTCCATTGGTGTCACGGAAGCACAAACGACCTCTAGGAGTTTCCTGATTTAGACCAACTCCATCAATGTCTTCATACTTGTTGACAATAAACTGTGTACCCGGTACTGGGTTTCCTGTATCAATAGCATTTGCCATTATTAACTCTAACCTCCTTTACTAAAGATTATCTAAAACGGAAGCTTGGAACATCAAGTGTACCGTCTACAATCTCTGGTCTAGGGACCTGAGTTGTCTTACGGCCACTGGCAAATGCTGTACCTGCACTGGCTTGTGCAGCCTGTGCTGAAGTTGCAGATGCCTTAATTGTCTTGATATTATCTAGATACATTGCGAACGCATCCTCTGACAATGACATTATAAAGTCCTTTGTCTTCTGAGCCTTCTCTGCATCTGCCTCAAGTGGGAAACCTGCCTCAGCAAGTGAACGTACACGAGTCTCTAATGCCCTTTCGGTCTTTAGAGATTCATTCTCTTCTCGTAGTGAAGTGTTTTCCTCTGTTAGACGAGTGATTTCAGCGGTCTTTGTCGCTGCCTCTGCTGTAAGTGTTTCAGCAAGAGCCTTTGCCTTAGCCGCTTCATCTTGTAGTGCCTTAATCTCTTCCTCTGTCACGTTTATACCTCCTTTATCATTAGGTGTTGAATTTCCTTCCCCTGATGATCCCTCTGCTTGTGCGATAAACGCTTTCATTGAAGCCACAAGTTCCTCATCATTTTTAGCAGAGGCCAAAGCTAATAGTGCTGTTCTTTTACCATATGCTGGATTACGTACAAACGTAGCAGCAGCAGTTACCATCTTCTTCAACCACTGTACTCCGTTTTTAACAATTGAATCCTCATATACAATCTCATATGAAATTCCAGGGGCTTCGTTATTGGCATATGCCTTCTTCAAGTAATCAATTTCATCTGGAAATTCGTCAGCGTAAAGTACTGCCTCAGCAAGTAACTGGTTTGTACCATCTTCTGCTTGGGCTTTTTCCATGTCTGTAATATGTCCTATAACATATGATCCTACATGTCCACCAACGGTTCCTGTTTCCGCTGCACTAAGAAGTCTCATTTTAATAGGCATATTAATTGAAGAATTTATAACTTCATCAAAATCTTCAAACTCTATCCCTTGTAATAATCCATCTGGTGCCGTCGAAAGTGGGGCACCCTTATCATCAGCAAATACAAATTTTGCTACGGTAAGATAAGGATTGTTTTTTGTCTTTTCCGATTCTACAATTTCTGCTTTAGCAACATTAAACTGTGCGATATGCAAATTATCTCACCCCTTTCATCCATTTTGTCAATTTTGTCAATGGAAGATAGCGTCCTATCCAGACGCCAGCCAAGTAGACTGCAAAAAGTATAAATGATGCAATCCATTCTTCCCACTCTCGGGAGTTACCCTCAAACCATCGGGTACTTCCCAAGACAATGAAGAAGGCAGTACCTAGTACCGCTACGTGGTATCCAAAAAGTCTATTTAAATCTATAATCCTGCGAATATATATCAACCCTACCAAAAAACCAGCCAGGAAAACAGTGATCAAGGGTAGAGGCGTCAGTAATTCTACAAGACCATTCCAACTATACATGGCCTCGCCTCTCGTTTTCAAGTTGAAGTTCTAATTCTTGAATTTTCACTAGTTGTGAAATGGTTAATTTTGTAAGGCGAGTCACTTCCTCAGTAAGATTTACAACTTTTAAGTCCCTCTCCACTGCGCTTTCCTCTAATTGTGTAATGCGCTCATCTTGTGCATCCACAATGGCCTTTAGTGTAGCAACTAATTTATCTTGGTTAGGTCCAATATTGTACTTTTTAGCGCCATAGAGGCCCATTCCAGCAACAAAAATTGTACCAACCAGACCGATGATTGCAATAACAATCTCGTTCATCATTAGCTACACCTACCTTCGGGGTTCCTCAATTGTAATACTACCATAAACTTTCTTGCCTACGATAGCATTCTTGAGAATAACGGTGTAGGAAAGGTCGTCACGGTCATTATATCGTTCAACATCATGTGCAATAACTAGAACCTTTTCCGTTTCCTCGACAACCAAACCCACCGAAAGTGTAGGCGACACATCATCAACATCGCTTGGAAGTTGTGATGTGGTTGCATGAAAATGATCTTCCCATAAGACAACTGCTATATCATACTCTTTCAACATATTTTAATTCCGGGCTAATTTTCAATAATATCGTTTGCAGAAATTGTAATACCCACTTCCTCTGCAATACGGTTAATCAGATTAACAACTTCCTCGTCACTCCAAAGTCGTTCATCAGCGGATGCCTTTACTTTTGAGGTAGGCTTACCCGGTAATTTAACGCCGCTATTCTTACTTGTTACTGGACGATCCTGTGAACCATTTGGTCTACCTGCCCCCGGTTGCTTTCCCCCACCGGATATACTATTACCCGGATTTCCATTCGGCATACCACCACCAATCGTTGGAGGTGGTGGGCTGTATGGAGTAGGAGTGAATGCCGGAAGTCCCTTGGCAATCTCTGCTTCGTCCTTCATCAATTCAGCCTCAGTCTCAAAGTCAATACCAGCCATATCGTCGCGTGTAATACGTGAAACATTTCCTTCAGCATACAACTGCTGGAATACTGCGGCTGTCTTGATAAAGTCTTGAAGTTTAATTGTTTTAAAGGAGGGGGATGGTCGATTTCTAAATCCATTCAATTCAGAAGCCTTCCAATAGACCTCAGAGTTAACCCACTCAATAAGTGTTGAACGGAATTCTTCCATTTGTGGTTGGATAGCCCATGTTGAAACCTCAGAAGCCTGCGATCCCTGACGTGATGATCCAGTCAATAGAATACCGGGGAATCCTAGACCTTCATCCAATTCCTCATTCACTTCTCTATACTTGTCCTGATCAAGCATCGCTGTTACGTCCGGTGCAATCCAAGACAACTTGGTTGTGTGGTTGGAGAACAAGACAAACAATCTTTCCATCTTACGAGGATCACCCTGACGCGCCATGATCTGTGTTTGTAGATTCAACAGGTTATCATTTGTCTCTTCGGTAAGTGGGAAATCCTTGTCACCTTCCTGCACAAGAAGAATAGCGTTGATTACTCTGGATGCAACAGCAAAGTCCATTCGTCTTAACTGCTGCTTGAATACCAATGCTTCCAGAACATTGTACAAATATGGTGTGGGATAGGGGGATATTGAAAGTTCTTTACGTAGGATAGGATCAGTATCTGTGATCTCTATATCCTCAGCCCCGGATTCTATTTGCTCAACATAACCGGGGAAATTCTCAGTCCACATACGGTACTTCAATTGTTGTTCCTTAATTCTACCACCCTTACTCTTAATAGCCCTGCGATCACTATCGCTAACCTTTAAGAAGTAGGTCTTTTTTCCCCATCCTGCCCATGCAACTTTCACAAGCATTGGAGGATACATATCAAATCTAGGAACAAGATAGGTCTTGTTTGTAATAAGATCAGGACTGATATCACGGCCTTTTAACTCAACCCACTCTATTTTGGGGAGTACCATGCCGGATAGGAAATATTCTCTTGCAGTATTATGCAAGAAACGCATCATTCTTGATGGTTTATTATGAAGAATAGAAGTAAAATATTCATTCTGCTCATCTGTAGTTTTACGTTGCCCGTTACGTATTTCCGTGATAGCGAGTTCTTCAAGTCGGTCAATCACTTTCGTAACTGATCCTCCGCGCTGGTAAAAATCATAACACATTTTGATTACTTGATGATAATTTCTAGGTATCATCAGTTTTTCAGGGGATAGACCGGCAAATTGATACGCCTTGTCTGCCGCAGAGGGCATATAGAAACTACCATAAGTTTCTTCAAAGGTTGTGGCAAGTGCCTTTGCCAAAGTTGGTTGTGCTTCTTTATCTACCACTTGGTAACACTCCATATGGGTCCATCCAATGTGCCTTGGATAGTTTTACTCTTACTTCTTTACGCTCCGGTAGAAGCGGTTCGCCATAGCGATTTTGATATGCCATAATTGCACACATCATTGCGGAGAATTGGTGGTCATCTGCTGTCTTGTAAACAGGCTCACCAACCGAGTTACGAGTAAATTTTGTACGTTCCAACTCGCTCATCAGATTGTCATCCGTAGCAGAGAATACAAACTTGATTGATTCCTGCGTCCAACGGCTGACAGTTTCCACTGCAACTCTCTTTATAAGGTCTTTCTTCTCAACTATTTCTCCGTCCTCATCCTTGGCGGCTACTACCATCTGACCACCGAATTCAACAGGATAGATACGTTCAAGATAGTTGTGTTCTTTGTACTCTAGATCAGCACCTTCACCACATAAGTCTTGCCACTGGACTTTTCCAGGGCCTCCCATATCAATACCAATAAAATTGAATTCATATGTATCATCTAGGAGATTGAGAATATCTCTTTGTATCTTGTATTCTATTCTTTGCAGAATAATTCTGGTAAGATTTTTCCACAGGCCCGTTTTCACATCTTCATACATGACAAAGAATACTGCGGGATCTGGAGAATATCCAGGATCATATCCTACTCCAATTCTAGGAACGGAACCATATGCTTTTGGCACTGGTGGCATAGGAATAATATCCTCTAATTTGTATGAAACTTCCCCAGTATTGATATCAACGCTGCGCACCCGATCCAAGAGGGATTGAGTAACAACGGTACGATCAACCTCATAATTCTCTTTCTTAAATCTTACTCTGTCAAAAACAGAAAAAGTGGGCACCCCATGTTGCCCAAGAACAAAGTGCTTGTAATCCTCTGTATCTTCTTGCAACGATGAGTATTCTTTACGGCGTCGATACTCAATCTCTGGACTCCAGAAACTCATCATTGTTTGTGAGATATTAAAACTAATATAATCTGGATCTTGCACATCACTGATGTATAGAACATTATCCTTGCGCTCACCATTGGGAACGCCGGATACAATCATCCGGTGATTCGGTATCTCAAATTTCAAACAGTTCTGCAAACTCTTCCAAGTATTCCAGGGGAATTCCTGTGCCTCATCTACCCAAATTTTGGTAGTGTGGACTCCAATAACGTTATCCTCAGATCCTGCGGCACCGGCAATACGAAGGATAAACTGAAATCCATTCAGGAAATCAATTCTACCCTCACTCATATTGATCCTGTTCTTGTCAACAAGTTTACTAATAAGCCAATGACTTCTACAGGCAGAGGCAATTCGTCCGAATGACAAATCCTTCTGTGATTTATTAGGCACCATGACGAGAAGATTTGGCTGATCACCACGTATGAAATCTCCGCTGATTACCCAAAAGTACAGCATTTCAATCATCGTTGTTGTCTTGTGCACTGAACGTCCACAAGCCATAGCCATACGGTTCTTGCCGCACGCTGACCAAGCCCTCTCATGTCGCTCCAGAGGCTTCCAGTTGAGAGGATCATACTCCGGGTCGCACTCGTTAATAAACTCTCTGAACAACACCGGATTCTGGATTATTTGTGAGAATGCCCACTCAGCTTCTAATCGTTCTCTATCATCCATGCCCTCACCTATCTTACATACTTGATTATTTCTCCGCAGTGCGGACATTCAGTTGAAAATTCTGCAATTGTTACTAGGTCAGGGAAATTCAACCAGAATCTAATAAGTTCTATATTACACTTAGGGCACTCGACTATCTCTGTCTTCCTATTAAAAAACTCAGTAGATTTTCTCAATACAGAGTCAATCCACTGAGGTATATCATCAACAGCCTTTTCTTTTCTAGCCTTACGGGTAATACCCAATTTCTCCTGAACATCAGTAATACTCATGTTCAAATTCCGTTGGAAGTCTCCAAGATTTTTAAGGATCATAATATCATCCTTTGTCTTGGAAGTTTGTTCCTGGAGAGCGCGAATATCCTTATCAACATTCTCATTTTGAATGAGCAACCGCACAAGGTTGTTAAGTGCTTCAACGTCATTGGAATCATTAAGGTCTACAGCAAATTCTTGCTTCAATGCCTCAAACTTCTCTTGATATCTAGCATCATATGTCTTATCAGACTTAGACTGTGGTGCATTTTTAGGACCAGCGGCTCGCTTGATCCTGATCAACTCCCTGATCTCATCGGGGGACTTATCTTTATAAGGTCCTAGATTCTGTAGTCTTTTAATATATGCATCACTATATTCTTCCTCTGCCATTTTCCTCTCCTTTAGCAATAAAAAAAGGACAGCAGGAATGCTGTCCTTTTCCTTCTACTCCTATTTAGTTTGGTAGCTGCGCCCCGGAATCGAACCGGGTTTGTATCTGCTTATGAGACAGATGAGATTCCTTACCTCCCGCCAGCTACGACTAGTAATCAAGAAATCGCTGATCGTCCCCGAATTCAACGGATAAGATCGCAAATAAAACTAGGATTATAAAAAATCCTACCATGTTTAACACCCTCTAAAAAATGGTGGGGAGGGTGGGATTCGAACCCACAGTACCCGAAGGCGGGAGTTTTACAGACTCCTGAGCAACCGTTGCTCAACCTCCCCTAGATATAATGTCTGACTCTATCAATCAATCCCAACGAAATGCTCACGTCGTTTCGGAATAAAGTCACGTTACCGGATTGCACGACATTGTTTATTATTGGCACCCCCAGCAGGATTCGAACCCACAACCTCAAGGTCCGTGGCCTTGCGCTCTATCCAATTGGGCTATGGGGGCATTAGATCATTGATGCTCCTACGCTGTATGTCAGCGAATCAGCATCGCTTGCTGTAGCAGTTACTCTCCAAGTGGCTGGTAACATATCCTTAGCTACAACATTAGGTGCCGCAGTCAGATCAGGATGCACACGTAATACGGTCGTTCCCGTTCCTGTAATTGCAGCAGACGCTAGAATTGTATAATACTTGTTGGATACTGGATCTTTGCCTTCGATTGTGAAAACAACAGATGGAGTAGCAGATGCTGCTGTAGCATCAATAACAAGTATCAAACCCGTGCCCCGATCATTACGAATATCAGGACTATTGACGGAAGTTGTTCTGGCAGATGAACTAAAAACCAAAACATTTTGTGCCAAGATTATCACCTCCCGTATATAATTATTGCCAAAAGAAATGGCCTAGAATCAATCCTACAACTAGACCAACGAGAAATCCAAGCGGTCGATACTCCATGGCCGCTTTACGCACCATGGAAGAGATCGTGGGCTTTCCCGTCATAATTAAATAGATTTCAAATATAGCGTATACAAAAATTGTAACGACTACTAGAATTGCAAGTATTGATTCCATAATTTCCTCAAATTGGCTGACCTACCTCGATTCGAACGAGGATTAACTGATCCAGAGTCAGTCGTGATGCCGTTACACTATAGGTCAGTGTATGGTAGCCCTGCAC